AATACCAATCTTTTTCGGGTGTTTCCTCATCACACCACGGTAACAAAATCGTTTGCAACCGTGAAATAAGATTTAATATTTTTGCTTCCATGGTGCAGGCGTTAATCGTTGAACATACCATTTACCAAATTGACAGCTGCAACCTTTTTGGCGTCAACTATCTTGGCGTAAATTTGTGTTGTCGTTACATTGGAGTGCCCTAATAGTTTTGAGGTGGTGTAAAGGTCAGCCCCATAGGTCAACATAAGCGTTGCAAACGTGTGGCGCGCAACGTGAAACGTTACCTTTTTTGTTATCCCTGCATTGGTAGCCCATTGTGGTATGCATTGGGCAACTGTTGTAAAGTGTGGCAACCTAAACACATTGTCAGAGTCGGCAGCACGTTCCGGCAACCATCTTAATGCTTCATCAGAGAGTGGCAGCACTAACGGGCGTTGCGTCTTGGTAACTACTATCCTTAGCATTGTTTTGCCGTTCTCTTGGTAGATATTGCGCCACGTGAGCCGTGCAATATCAGAGTATCGCAGACCGCAAAAGCAACTAAACATAAACGCTTGCTTAACCACATCATAGGCACATGGCGCTTTCATCATGGCTTTAACTTCCTCGCTGCTTAAATACTCGCGTGTGCTTTCCGGCATCTTTGGCAGGTCGGTAATATCTACTTTCGCCATCGGGTTGCTTGGTATTATATCGTTGTGCACTGCAACATTTAGGGCGTTGGTAAATATATTGAGGTAGGCGCAAACTGTTGAGGGTGCTAATTTTCCGGATCCACGGTGTGAATCGGCATTTTTAAGGTAATCTATCAGACCAATGCAGAAAGTTTTATCAACATCTTGCAGGCGAGTTTTGGCGTTGCCAATATAGCGTTGTAAGTGCCCACACATAGAGTGTGCAAGTTTGCCGTATTTATCGCTTTGCCCCTTATCGTAAAGGTGCTCAATAAAGTGCTGCATCCAATCAGTTAGTAACATCTTGGAGCGTGACGAAATGTTACTAATGTTGGCTTGACCGTTGGCGAGTTCTATTATCTTTTGCGCTTTGATGGCGTTAGCGGCTCGCAGGGTGTTTTCGTTGGCAATCTTGGCGGCTTTATCCGTTTCCGGTATAAGGTACAGTTTTAGAAAACAGTAAACTCGCTTCCCATTGTGGTACATATCCAAATAGAGCGATTTGTTACCGTTTGCAAGCGGCTTTTGTCTTAGCCGTATAGGTTCTTTTGTTTTGGGGGTTGATTTAGTTTTACGTGCCATTGTTAGTTACTGTTTTTGTTACTCGCACTGCAAAGGTAACAAATATTTTTGGAGTGAGTAACAAAACGAGTAACAAAAATCACATAAAGTAACAATAATAATCGGCAAATTACCCTGCTATCATAAGCCGTAAAACGCTGAATATATTTACAGTTACTATTTAGTTGTTTTCCGTTGGTATTGGCATATAACTTTCCTTAGCAAAGTTAGGTCGCATCGGCTATCTTGTTGATATACAAAAAAGAAAGCCCATCTCTTTGAGAGGGCGAGTAACAAAGTGGTAACAAAAGCACGTTTTTATGCTTCCTTTGGGCTTCCTATGCTTCAAAGTTACAAATATCGTTTGATATAACAAAATTGATACTTGAAAAAGTGCAATAATAGTGCTATCGTATCCGGTGCATAACCTTAGTGCTATATTAGTGCTTTATCCTCGCCCTTATCTCGCCATCATTAAACAACAATAGCCCCTAATAACACGATGCTATTAAGGGCTATAATCTTAGGGTTATTTCAGCGCTCGAACTGCATCCGGTAGCGCTTCAATCTTGCTGTTGAGTTCTGCAACCTCATCGCTCGGTAATAGTAGATTACTTGTTTCAGCAACCTTTCTAAATGTCCGGCGCAGGTCGCTCGCCTGCTTTTTGGTTATTTCGCCATTGGCACGGCGGCGATCAATTGTTTGCAGTAGGTTCGTTATCCCACCTGCTTTTTCAATTATGGCGGCTCGCCCCATTTGGTCAACTGTTTTTAGTGTGGTCAGTTGGTTAATATTAATCTCCATGTCTTGAATTATTTTAATTGATTGAATAACGTTTATGTAAGTTGATACGATGGTGTTAGCGTAAAACTCACAGTCGCATAGTTGTGCAGCTGTTAGCGGCTCGGGTAACTTGTAGGCGTTCATTACGGAGCGTTGCCCCTTTAGCGCACTTGTTTCAAGCCTTAGCACATTTTTATCGGCATAACATTGGGGTATCACTTGCTTTTTGTCAATTGCTTCCGCAATCTTATCATAGATGCTTACCTTGCGAGTTGTTTGCGTATAGTACAACGTGCTTTTTTGTGGCGTTGGCTTTTGGTCGTACCGTGAGAGTTCTCCAAAATGGTGCAGGTACGATATTGGTTGCTTATCCATCAGCAAATTTGTGCCTACGTCTAAACGCGTTACTACCCATTGATCTAACGGCACACAAAACATATCTGCTATTTCGTTTAGAGCATACACTATTGCATCGTGTGGTAGCGTTTCAAAATTGTTACCAAATATCGCTTTGCACAGTGAGCCGTCAATCGTTATACCTCGGTAGTTGATTTGAGCATACACTTTCCCAACGCACAAATTTATCTTATCGCCATAATAGGGTGGCATACCAACATCGCGCGGCTGGCGTTTGCGCAGTTCAAACGGCAAACTATCTACAAACTGTTGCAGCGTCTTAGCGCTCATGTACTCGGGCATCGCTTTAAGTTTTATCGTGTCTATCATTGCACTTAATTTTGTGGGCGATGGCATACTGTATCCGGTAACTAAAACACGGTACTAATTATGCTTTATTATAAAAGTATGAATTTGCCATTTTTCGCCCTCATTTTACGATGCTTATTTTTCGCCCTTTTCTTTTGCTTCTGACGGGTGTTTAGGTTCAATGATAGTGTAGCCCCGTTGTTGCAGTTCAAACGTCAGTAGGTCGGCAGAAATCAACCTAAACGGGCGTTTAGGTTCGTCAGCTGTTGAGGTGAGGTTGTTGCGTTTCATAGTGCACCCCCTTTCAGACCTTGACCAACACAGAAAGCGGCAGCACTGCTTTCGGCATCACAGACAGAGCCGACACGGTTCTGTTTCATCCATGCTTCAACCTCGGCACGGTCGAAAAACACCTGCTTGCCGTTTGGCTTGTAGTAGGGTATTTCATGGTTGCTTGTCATTTTGTAAACGGTACTCTTAGAAAGCCCCGTTAGTACTGAAACATCCTCAATATTCAGCACATTTTTTGCGGCTAAAACCGCCCATCGCTCAATGGCATTGAGCCGTTGTAAAATTTCTTCTTCCATTGTAGTGAGAAATTAGGGTGATTAATTTAGCCGTTTACATCATCACTAAACATCATCACTACGGCTTGTGGTGTATCCACGGTGCAAAGATATACAACAAATGAAAAGAAAAATAGCAACCTCAACGCAACATTGCTATTGTATTGCGTTGAGGTGTCGGGGTAACTTTTTCAGTTACTAATAATAGTGTTTACTATCTCATACTTACATCCTCGGGCTTCCACACCATCACGGCTATTAGTAAATCTTGCATTACTTTCTTTTGCCCCTTTTTCTAACTTCTTGCCATTGGTAATTACATCGTTGAATAATTGCCAATTTATTCTATCCTTAAACAGTAAATGTAATTTATACGATAGCTTTTCTACGAAATAGCCATAAAGGGCTTTAGTTTCTTGCCATTGCCATTTATCGCCATCGCTTTTCATAAAACCGTGCTCGGCTAACTTCTCGAATATGGCTATCACTTCCGGAGTGGTCAACGGGTGGCACTCTGGTAACATGGTTGCAGGTTCTTCAACTTCAGTTGATGGCACAGTGTCCGGATAATAATCGTGTATCCATTGCAACCACACGGTTACTTCTCCACGTAGATTTATCTCCCAATCGGTAAATTGGTGGTTGGCATCTGTTGGGGTATTGATTAATATAATCGAAAGCCATTTGTGAAGTTCCTTAATCAGTGGCGGAGTGATATGCATTGCGTAATCGTGCTTTGCCCATCGCAGGAAATCGGGTAACAGTTCCGCCATATCGTCAGCGGTGTAATACCAATCTTTTTCGGGTGTTTCCTCATCACACCACGGTAACAAAATCGTTTGCAACCGTGAAATAAGATTTAAT